GCTATAATGTCTAAGAATAGTTTTTGTGCCATTATCTGTGTCTTGCTTTATTCATTTGTTCTTTGTGTTCTTCGGTTTCTAACAAGAGGTAACCAAGCCAATGATTATACTCCCATTCTTCCATTTTTAAAACAGAAGATAAAGATATTTTTAACCTATCTGCAACAATAAGTAAATTTTTTAATTGAGGTTCAGTTTTTAGTTTTTTTTTACTTCGTCAGGCGTGATAGCTTGTATCATTGATGTTGCAAGCCTAGAGAGTACATCAGAATCAACTTTATGCATTAAAGCTAGTTTATCTTCAAGCGTGAACATTTTCTTGCCATCTTTGTCTAAGGCTTTCATAACAACGACATCAGCTAATATACCTACATCATTTAAGTTATCTGATTTTTTAAATAACTTATTTTTTTCTGATAATGTTATAGGGTGCCAATAGACAATAGTAGGATTTCCATCTTCATCTTTCCACTCAGGCACAGAAATATTCTGTACGCCTAAACTTTCAAAATGAGACTTCGCTCTATCTATAACTTTCATAAATTAGGATTATACAGTACCTTTTGTTAAAGCGCCTGTTCCTTGGAAAGTTACACTTCTAGAAACAACTGCGTCCATAGCATTATTAATACTCATACCTGTAACAATACCTGTTCCTGTGAAAGATTGATCTCCTGATGTATTACCCTCAGGTAATAATACAAAAGATATTTCGCTTCCAGCAGTTAAAGTTTCTTGTTGTGCATCAGCTTCATCATAGTTCATTTCTAAACTTCCTGAGAACGATGTTCTGCCAGCTAAGAAAGACTTTGTTGAATCTGATAGTTGAGTATCCTCTACTACATCCCCTGTTGTCTCGATCGTAAATGAAGTAAGCTCTCCTACAGCAGTTCCGCCAGCAGTTACAACTCCTTCTTTTCCGTGATGTGTTGCCATTTTTTATTGTCCTTTTTTGATTTAACTTTTTTCTCTTGTTCTTGCTTATATCCAAGTTTTAAAAAATTATCAAGTTGTGTTTCATTTATTTTAACAACCTGATCACCTTTGTATAACTTAATATCTTTAGCCATAATTAATAATATTATCTTTCTTGATCTTCGTCAATATCTTCTTCGTCCTCAAATTCATTATCATATTTTTCATCGTCTGCAAACTCGTCCATTGCGCCATCTTCATATTCTCTTTCTTTGTCTAATAAATCATTTATTTCTTGACAAACTATTGATATTGAATCAGCTAATTTTTCTACTTTTTCTACTTTTTTTTCTATTTTATCTCTAAATTTATTTGCCATTATTTATCCTATGGTGTTCCGCTATCATATTCATACATCACTCTTACAACCATACTGATAGCACCATAAGGGAAAAGTGAACCAGCGTCAGTTTCAACACTTATAACTTCTGTGTCTAACGCATTATTGCTTCGGGTTATATCAGTTTCTAATGCTGTTTCAATAGCTGTAATTAATTCGTTTCTTGCAGTATCAATATTGCTTTCTGAACCTTTTGTATATCCTGTTATTAAAAATTCTGCATTTGCTATTCTTCTTCTAGCACCGCTACCTAGTTCTTGATCTTCTCTAGTTTCTTCTTGTGTTTGAATTAATATCGCTGGATATTGTTGTTCAGATAATTCATCAAGAGGGAAAGGTTGTCTTGAAACTTTCTTTACTGCTGGACTAGAGATAGCCGCTAAAGTTGTTGCTATGTTGCTTGCTATATTTTCTCTTACGCTCATATCTTCAATGCTTTCATTTTTTGTTTAACAAACTTTGCGAATGTTCTTTGTATAACTTTTTCTGTACTATTATTAAAGCCAAAAAATTTTCTTTCTGGTAAGTTGCCTTGACCTGTTTGGTGCCATAATGCTCTTTTTGCCATATTTTGGTTTCTGAAATAAACTTGAACTTTTCTTTTATTAACTACTCTCGAATCAATAGATTGAAGCATACGATTAGTATCTTGTAAATCAACTTTAGTTTTTCCTTTGATTTGTTTATACATTTCTGAATAGGGTGCAAATCTTCTACCAGCAATATCTATACCTCTATCAGTTTTTTCTAATATGATTTCTTTAAGTTGTACTCCAGCACGTTCTAACCCTTGTAATACTATATTAGGGAATCTTTTGAAAAATTTATTATATCTTGCTCTTACTTGTTTAAGATTTGTATTAACTTTCGCACTTAACATTATCTTGTTAATCTTCTAAAGCCGTGCAAAGATTCTCTTTCATTTGTTACGATAGTTCCATCAGCGTCTACATCGTATTCAACGCCATCTTCTAAAATAGATTTCCATTCTTGATTATATTGAGATAGATAATATTCACCCATTCTTTCAAATCTATCTTTGTCCGCTTCGGGTCTAAATTTTGATAATGCTGGTGCTAAAAATCTACCAATGAATAAATAAACACCTGCACGTTCAAATTGGTCTAAATTAACTTTCGTATCGACCATTTCGGGTGTATTTAAAACTGTAATATCTGTGAAGATGTTTGTTTTATATACAGGCCACCACTCTATTCTTAATTGTCTTAAAATATCGTTAGTTGTTTGTGCAAAGAAATTTACTGCTTCGGTATCAGTTGAAGCTATACCGAAACTAAATGCGTCAGGCTGATACTTTGTAACATCTGCCGCTACTATAACGTCTGCACCTGTATAATTAGCCATAGTTACCTATTATCCAATTATAAATCTTCTTTAATTTCTTTTTTAACTCTGCTACGAGTTTTTTTAGTTTTGACATTTTTTGCCTTTGGTTTTAATTCTACTATTTTTTCATTATTATCTTTTACTACATTTTCAATAGGTTTGAAACCACGAAAATCCCAATTTTTTTTATTAGCAACATAATCTGCGTAAGGTCTTTCGATGATTTTATTATTTCTTTGTAACTTTACTGTTTTAGGTTTTTCTTGAATAAGTTTTACCATAATGCTCCTTAGTTAAGACTTATGGGGGATTGCTCCCCCACAAGTTTCTAATCATTACTGAATAGATGAGTCGTAGTGCAGTTCAACACCATAAGAGTCGTGAATTTCACCTACTCCGTATACTGCTGTTGCAACAATTTCATCTGCTCTTAATGAAGCGTCTCTTTGAGTTTCGATTTTAAGACCTTGCATTTCTGCTAGGGCTATCGCATCTCTATGGAATGCTCCACCTTTGTAGTCACCAGCAGTTCCTGTGTTTGACATATTTGCTGTCTCGAATACAGGTAATCCCGCTAATCTTCCTACAAATCCTGATCTTAATGCTTCATTAGCTAAATCGTTTGCATTTGCGTTTGCAAAAGTATTAGTTAAATTTGCTTTAAGGTCGTAAGCAATTTTAGGGTGTAAGACGATTGCACATTCGTTAATTGGAAGCGAAGCCGCTCTCAATGTAGAAAGTACATTAAAGACTACTGCCGCACTCATTGCAGTTGTTCCGTCACCTGATGTAGTTGAGAAACCATCGAATAATGCGATTAAGTCTTGGTCTTGTTTTTTTGCGATTGCTTCACCAAATAATCTACCAATATCTGCCGCTACATTTCTTGGAGCCGCATTTCTTGCTAAATCAGTTAGAGTTGTCATAACTCCAATTTCACTAGCAGTTATAGTAGCTGAACTTGGGTCAATCGCTGTGTTTGATAAATCCGTTGCTTCTGAAACAGCAGCCGCAGAAACTGCCGAGTAAATCGGAACTTCTACTGCTTTACCACCACCTGAAATCGTGTAATTTCTTACAAGGTTTCTCATGATAGATTGTTCTGTTGCAACGAATTGCGCTTCAGCAACTATCTCAGTGTATAGTTCCGAGAGCGTTGACGATGTTGATTCGTTAGCCATTTTTATTTCCTATAAGTTATTTGTTTAAGTTAATTTCTATCGAACCTGAGTCTCTTTTCTTCCTATAATCGGCATAGGCTTTACGATCTTCGGGTTTCGATAAATCTAAGTCCTGAATGTTGAAAGGTTTTACAGTTTTACCCTCGACACTACTCTGGCTCCCTACTCCAGACTTTGACCCTTTCGAGAAATGCGGGTTAGCGTCTAAAAACTCTTTAACTCTCTCCTCGATTGTTAATAGTTCTCCTTTTGCGTTATACCTGATATTATTATTCTGATCAAGTATTTCAATTCGATTTTCATCAGTTAATTTTATTCCTGATTTAATCAAATCAACGACTTGTTGAGGATTGATAGCGTTTAACTTAGAAGCAACTGATAAAACTGAATTATCAACTCTTTCCTTGTGTATTTCAGATTTCATTCTTAAAATTTCAGCGTCCTTTTCAGCTATTCTATTTTGCATAAGTTTTTCTAACTCAGCTTTAGATTTAGCTTCTTTGACTTCTTTCTCTTTCAAGATTTCTGCTTCCTTGTTTTTTATAGCTTGTAAATCTTTTTCGTGTTTTTTCTTTTCAGCTTCTAATCTTGTTTTAATTATATTATCAAGTTGTTGCTGAGTGAAACTCATAGTCTTTGTTTCTTGACTTTGTGTTTCTTGTGGTTGTTGTGGTTGTTGTGTTTCTTGTGGCGTAGCTTCATTAGTCGCTTCCACAGCTTTTGTTTCTTCTGACATTATTACTCCATATGTTAACTTATTATTAGTTTTCCGTTACTGTCATACCAATCGGGACTGACGTAACTCCACTGATGACGACAATTATAACCACCTCTAACGATTAAAGGGTTACCAGCTTTTTTGCCTTTCCAACTTTTTCTCGTCCATAGGTCTTTGACTTCATCAATCGTAAATAGTCCTGATTTTCTTGTATCATATTTTCCTGTTCTTACAAGCCTACAATGATCTCTTGTTGTTGCTATATTAGAACCTTGATATTTAACATATATTAAGCCAGCGTCTTGTGATTTAGCCAAATTCAACTGAGAGTCAAATTCTCTCAACCCATCGTTTAATATTTGACCAGCATATCTTTTCATATTCTCACCAGCACGATCTCTAGCAAATTTAGATTGTAATACTTGTATATTCTTGTCTAATTTTTGCCTTAATGCTTTACCTTGTGCTGTTCTTCTATCTAGTCGTTTAATTCTTACTTCGTCTCTTTTGATTTGTTTAATTAATTTATTAGCTTCTGCGTCATTCGAACTTGCGTAAATACCATTTATTGTTTGTCTAAGTTCTTTTTCTAATTCAACAAACTCAGCACCTACTAAAGTAGATTGATAAATTTTTTCTGATATTCTTCTAGTCATTGTATTTGAAACATCTTTAAATTGAGTAAAAGTTTGTCTTTTAAGATTTTGAATTAATATTAAATCAGGTTCAGTTAATTGTTGGAATTGTCTAGGTATTCTACCAATCGTTTTAAATTGTTTTTCTACTCTTTTAGCTTGTTTGTTATAACCCTCTCTAACAACTCTATCACTCCATGCTAAATATTCTTTTTCTAAAACTGCTTTGATTTTTGGTCTTATAGCGATTGCTATTTTAAGATCGAATAATTTACCTTTGTCTGTTGGTAAATCTTTGCCAGCTAAACTGACGATTTGATTTTCTATTTTATCTAATACTGTTATTAGTTGCCCATAGTATTTACTTTCAGCTAACTCTATTTGTCTTATTCTGTACTCCGCTAAATCTTGTACTATATCTGCCATTCATTAAACTTCTTCTTCTTCTACTTCTTCATCTTCTTGCTGAGGTTCGTCTTGTGTAAACTGACCTACCTCTGAGTTAGCGTCTATCTCGTCAAATATTTCTGAAAGTTTTGCGTCATCGTCTACTACTGCTCTAGCAATCTCTTTATCAATTTCTTTTTCTAATGTTGGTGACGGTACTCCTATTGATTTAGCTTGTTGGAAAAATACTAAATCAGATGCGTAATCTCTTATATTGAATGTATCAGGATAATTTATTTCACCATCAAATGTTGTATTTTGATATAACGCATATAGT